CATTTGCATACATGTACGGCTTGCAGATGAATTTAATTGTTAACTCTCCTTGACCATCATCCTCTTCCCAATCTGATTCATGGTAAGAACCAACAAAATGTAAGTGTGGATAATCGTCATCTTGGATATCTTCTTCATGAACTGTGCAAAGCCACGCAGAAACATCATGTTTCTTTTTGTTCATCTCTTCCGCATCATTGCCTGTGATGTCAAATGTATATGAAATGATTCTATCCTCATACGTTAATTCACCATTTAATTTCGAAAAATCGTGTGAACCATTCATGTATGGTACTGTTTCTCGAATACGTTTAATGCTTGGCATTTCAATTACTTTTTTACTAATAAACAAGCCAAAATCCCTGTAAGAGTGCTTGCCATTGATACTGATTCCGTTTTGCAAGTTACCAGCTAAATTTATCATAATGCAAGCCCTCTTTCCATTAGATTAACACGACTAGCAGATACTCTATCATCTGCTGTAGCAGTTGCTTCAGCAATCTTATTATCATCCACATATAGATTGATGGGTCTATCCATTACTGACATAAGTCTGCTAAATAAATCAAAGATATTTCCAAATGCCAAACTATTTAAAGCACTTTGAACTTGTTCATATACAAAGTTCTTGCCAACTACCATTTCAGCACCAGCTTCACCGACACCAATAATAGATGGTTGGTTAAATACATAAGGTTGATCCATAGCTTTCGCGTACCATTCAACACCAATTTTAGGCAAACCACCTTTTAGCCAATCTAGCGGATTGATGCTTCCGCTAATGGAAAAGTGTGGTAATGGAATATGCGGCCATTCGAAATGAAAATTAAATAATCCTCTTACGAAATCAACACCACTCTGAAATCCGCTTTTTATTCCATCCCAAAGTGCTGATGCTCCGCCACTAATACCATTCCACACAGCAAGAACTGTGCTTCCGATACCGCCAAATACGCCACCAATAAAATCACCTACACCTTTAACACCATTTGAAATAATGTCGATGCCGGTCATGACAACATTTCTGAATCCTTCACAGTTATTCCAAAGAACGATGATGATTGCTATCAGCGCAACTATTCCAGCAATGACAAGCGCTGCAGGATTGGCCATCATCACAAAGTTAACTGCCATGATTCCCTTTTGCAGCGTTGAAAGTACGCCAATCATAGTTCCGATAATGACTACTATTTCCCCAATGGTAACAATTGCATTCTGTGCTTCAGGACTAAGGCTATTCCACGTATCATTAATGGCAGAAATCATATCAGAGAAATTGGAGATTGCAGGCGTCAATGTCGTTAGAATTGATTCGCCCAAATCGCTCAATGTCTGCTGTGCTTTCTGTTGCGCGACAACCATGTCATCACCAGAATCTTTCATCTCATCATACATTCCAGAAACCGTCGATAACGCTCCTGTTTGATTTTCTAAAGATTTGCTCATGATGTCGATTGAAGAAACTCCTGATGATTGTAGCATCGCGATAAAGTTCTGTGCTTTCGCACCGAATATTTCCTGCGCATCAGCTGCAGACATTTGGCCAGAAGATAGTTTCGCAAGAACTTCATTAAATGCTTCAACGCTTGCCGTGCCGTCTTCAGACATGTTTTTTGTTGCCTTCATTAATCCAGCAACAGCCTGTGAAGCATCCACTCCAGAAGCAGAGAAGTAACCCATTAAACTTGTAACTTGTTCAAGAGACAAGCCCATTGTGTCATGTAAAGCTACGCCGGCAGATGATGCCATTGACGATAATTCGCTAAACGATAGTCCATACATCTGTGATGCTTGCATCATGATATCAAGCGACTTATCATACTCTGTTCCAAAAGCCATGCTCATTGAAATCATTGAGTCAGTAATACTAGATGCGGACTCACCAGAAATCTTGGATAATTGTGCAACATGCATCATTAACGGTTCAATTTCTTCATCTGTTAAGTCACATTTTGTTGCAACTGTAGCCATAGCATTGCCAAGATCATTCATATCAGCAACAGGAATTGTTTTAACAATATTCTTCAAGGCCGTTTCAAGTCCTGCCATCTCTGCTGTTGTTCTTCCTGTGCCAAATTGAATTGTATCTAATGCATTATCTGTTTTATCTCTAGCTTCAAGCGTGCTTTTTCCAAAGTCAACAAGTTTATCCGCTGCATTTTTGGCCGCATCACCAATCTGATCAAGAGCATCTTTTGTTGCTAAATACTTTGTATTTGCTTCCGTCTGTTCTTCAGCAGATTGTTTCGTTTTATTCGCTAAATCTTCAGTAGCACTTGCATTACTATTCAAAGCCTGTTCAGCATTTTCAAGTTTCCCTTTAGCAGCTGTCAGCTCTTGATTAATGTTTTCTTGTTCTGTTTGAGCATATGCTAAATTCTTGGTCCATTTCTGAACCTCATCAGAGTTTTCACCAAAAACACGCTTCGCTTCATCCAAAGCTTTCTGTGTATTCTCAACTTTTTCAGTTGATGCATCATACTTCGATGTAAGAAGCGATACTCGCTGTTGTAAGAGGTTTATATCTTCTGAATTTCCCTTCAGTTGCGTAGAGTTCAATTTCAATTGAGCATTATAAACTTTGATGTTATCATTCATTGTTTTAATACCCGATGTAAAATCGCCTATATCCGCACTGAATTTAATTTCAGCAGAATTCTTTTTTGCCATTTACTTCACCTCTCTTTCTTTTTATTTTTTCTGCATTCTTTCGTACTCAATCCATTTTTCCCACGATTTATATGCAGTATAGTTATCCGAAATTTTCATTAAAGATTTATAAGGAAAATGCCAAAACACTTCTTCAGGAACTCCTAAAATAAGTACATAAAAAGTGTAGTAATCTTCTACACTCTCAAACTCTATTTTCGGCATTGAAAAATGTCTTGGCATTTTTTGAGTTTTTGCTTTAAACGCTTCTTCAAATTTTACTTTTTTTTACCAGCCAAAAGTTCTCCGACAACAGTCATCATATCGCTGTATCCAGGTAATTTCTCAATGAATTCAGACTTATTCATGCATGAATCGATATTGTCGATATTAGCGCATAAATATGATCCATATAGAACGTCTACAGCAGCATGTGTTTTGTCTTTCGTAATTCCGTTCATGCCAAGTGATGTTTGTTCATAGATTCCGGGTCTAGCCTGTTCTAACTTAAAAAGTGAAGCCATGTTCAACACACAGTTTACTTTTTCTCCATCGCTTAATGTTAATGTAGTATTAACTTGCTTGATCATCTTATTCTCCATCTTCAACCTTTTCGATTAAGTTGTATCCAAGTCTAGATTGAACATCTAGAATTTCATTCGCACGTTCTTCTGCTAGAAACAAGCGTTTACCTGTCGCATGCTCCTCGTTTGTATGTTTGTCGTAGAATGTCGCAACAACTTCATATTCAGTAGTTTGTTCTTTTTCTGTTACGTCATTTTCAGCTTTTGTGTTTTTCTTAGCCATACTACGCCGCAACCTTTACTAATTCAGTTGAGAACTCTGTCATCCACTTTGTTTTAACGGTTTCATCTGTGATTTCTTGTACAATTGCTTCATACATAGTGTTTCCGATTTCATCCACCGATGCGCTAAACTTCATTTCAACTTCAACAACTTCTGTTGCACCATTCTCAATTGACTTCTTCGCGCCTTCACTAGCAACGCAACAAGGGAACGCAAGAAGCTTCACAGTTCCATCTTCATCACGAACTTCGTTTACCATCGTAAATTCTGGATGTACAGATTTATCTCTATTAAGAGAATTAATACCTTCTTTTAATCCATCAGAATTTAAGCCAAACAATGTTTTATACAATCCCCACTTCATATGTAGTTTTAATGTGCCTTCGATAGTTCCACCATGCTTAGTGCGATTCTTAACTACTACTCCACGACATTTCTTTGTGATATTTCTTACAGTTTCCTGAATCTCCAAACTACCAACGCAGTTATTTTCAATAAAAGCAGTTGCTCCTTTTGGCTTGAATGATGTTTTTGTTACTTCAAAATCTGAATACACATTTTCGTATTTGGTCATTTATCTATTCCTCTACTTTCTTAGATAGACGCTCAACTAGAGTATCTATGATTTGTTCTTGACTATCTTCTGCACCTTTCTGCATGAAGTGCTGATTACCCTGGTGATTTCGCGTGTTGCTTCCATCATCTGGATAGTACAGATAGTTATATGCTTTGCGTGTTCTGACCGTAACAGATAGGTTCCCTTTTTTAGGTTGGTCAAAAACACCTTTAATGCCGGCAGATGATGCACTTTTAATTTTCTTCTTCCAATGTCTTCCAGAAACTGGGAATCGAGAAGCTATATTGCTTTCGATGATTTCCGGTACATTATTCCAAAGATATTCATTGATGGTTTTTTCTGCACCATCTCCAAATCCTTTAATTGCATTTGTTAATCTTTCCGCAGCTTTAAAATCGCTTTTAATATACGGCATAT